TAGTCACGAATCAATGAACCGTGCCCGGCTTGACGAAGGTATGCATAAAACTTCAATTCGTTGGCTTTGTTCACCGACAAATAGTTTTTTGTGCGAAGACTAAATAGGCCGATGCCTTCTATGCCAATTGAATTAGTGCCTTCGTCAATCATGGCTTGAATCAGATCTTTTTCGACTTCGTCCCATTCTTCATTAACGCCTTTTAATTCGCCCTTGATTTCGTCTGCTTTCGCTTTCAAATCGGCGAACTTCTTACCTAACAAATTAACGTCGCTCATTGTTGTACTTCCTTTGTGCTAGCAGTGCTAGCGCTGATTGACGGAATTGTCAACCCTGTTATGTGTGTTATTTCTACGCAGCCAATACTAGCTAGAAACTCTTGAATATTTTCAGCCGGGCCTTCCAATTTATAGTCGGACGTATCGCCGTTATCGCCGAATAACATTAATAGCGTGGCGGTTTTCTTTGTCAGTTTTAAGAAAAATAAAACTTTTCCTTCAGCGTCTTGGTAAATTTTTCCTACTTCGTATTTCATTTTGTATTCTTTCCGGCTTGCGCAAAAAAAGCGTCGGCGTATTCCAAGGATAAATTAACGATGCCGCAACGGGCCGCTTCTCGGCGGTCTGCCGCATTACTATCGGCCATTTCGCGTTCTGCCCTATCGTGTGCACGTTGTCTTACTTTTTCGTCGCTTACAAAAGCCACGAAAATTTTAGCTGCTAATTCGTCGCGTACTGTTAATCCATATTTAGCCATCATGCCGCCTTTCTTAATGCTCGAATAATTTCTAGCACGTTGTCACTGAATTTTTCTTTTCGCTTCAATGATGCGAATACTACTTCTTCAATCGTGCCCTTCACGATCAAATCAATGATAGTAATTTTTTTATGAATTTCTGAACCGCTGCGATGATTGCGGCTTTCGCTTTGCTCACGATTTAAAAAAGAATAGGTGCGGCTAAAATAAATCGAATAGCTTGCAGCCGTTAAATTCACGCCAGCCCCGCCCGCTTTTTCATTGGCAATCATGACCCGGCATTTAGGGTCAGTTTGAAACTTTTTGATGTTGACTTGTGCATCATCAGTGCCGCCGACAAGTTCAGTATATTCAATGCCCATTTTTTCAAGTAGCTTACCGATTGGCCCGTAGTTTTCCCGGTACGTACACCACACAATTACTTTATGTGCTGGCGTTAATTCTTCCAGCAAGTCTACAAGTGCTTCCATTTTTGGCGTATCGTTAAAATGAATAGGGTACTTCGCAGCTTCGCCTTCGATTTCCACCGGTAAATAGCCGGACGTAATTTGAAGAAGCCTTGAAACTTTTGATAGCGCATTGACCGCAGCGCATTCGCCCGCTTGCACGCTAGCTACCATTTCGTCTTCCATGTCTTTATAAGCTTTGGCTTGCTCATCGGTCATGCCGACAAAGCGAGTTTCGAAAGTAAGCGGCGGTAAATCTAGGCATTCTTCCTTAGTAATGCGCGAACTTTTAGCGGCCATCAGTCGCGGTATTTCGTCGATGGCTTCCGGTTTCAATACGTAGTCAGGGAAATAAATTGCTGACGGCATACCGGCGTTTTTATCCCTGAAATATTTTTCGCGGAATGTAAAAAAGTTCGTTCCGAACGTGGCACCTTTATCAAGAATGCGCCAAATTGCCCATACGTCTTCGAAGCTATCGCCGCTTAATGGCGTGCCGGTCATGACGATTCGAAATTGTGCTTTGTCGGTGATGACCAATAGTTTTTTAAGCCGTTTAGATTTGTAGCTTTTAAATTTATGAGCTTCGTCTAGCACGAAGTTATCAAAACGAATTTTGCAAAGTGCTTCGTAGAAAGGCTTTTGGTCTAGTGCTTCACCGTTGACGATGAAAATATGCTTGCCCTTTGTCGATAACATGACGGCACGTTTTGCGCCTTTGTGATCTAGCACTAGCGTAGTTGAATGAACTTTTTCGGGGCTATTCAATTCGAATTCTTCGACCCAATTATAAAGCGTTGCTTTCGGTGTAACGATCAATGTGGTTTCAACCGCGCCAGCGCATGAGTACCGCCAGCGTAATAGTGCAATGGCTTCCGTGGTTTTACCCGTGCCCATTTCCCAGAGCAACGCCGCTTCGTTCTGACGACTGAACCGATCAAGCGCGATGCGCTGATGCTCACGCAACGGGCGGGAAAACTTTAGAAACTCGCTAGGTATTTTGGATACTTGTGTCATTGAAAGGGTGCTTCGTGTGGTAGTAAATTCTTAATGCGGCCTTCAGTTTATACTCATGTATTTTCATTCGTTTAAAATTGAAACCTAGCAAGGCGCACCCGTAAAGGTAAACCCATTGAAGTTGAAAACCACTTGTGTCGTTAAGGTTCGGATATTTAAAGAACGATTGCACTAGCCAAATCAGCGGCCACATTGGTAGTCGCATGATCGGAAATGCTGCGCAAATCATCAGCGGCCAAATAGGGAAATTCCGCAATAGAAAATCTTTATCTTGTAGCTTCCCGTCGGTGTTAAAAAAGAATGCATGCCTGATAGCGTAGCTCAAAATTTCACGTGGTATTTTCTTTTCATTACGAAAAATGCATGCCACTGCGACGCCTAGATAATCATCCCATGCGGCTTGATCAAAATTGTTACCCGGCCAGCGGGCAACCAATCCCGGTTTAAGATAGCACGAACGCACTAGCGCTTCGTAATCAGGTACTTCAAATCCTAGCAGTACCGCAATGGACGTAAACAAAACGCCATTATCAGCCGGTTTTTCAGACGGCTGCGGTATCACTAATCCATTTTGATCAAGCCATTGACTAGGTATTTTCATTTTGTAGCGGCTTCGTGAATAGCTGAATTTGCAAGTATGAGACCACCTACCGCTTGTATTAATAGTGCCTTTTTAGCTACGGCCTTTTCTAGTTTTTCTTTTGTAATAGTAAGTTCATCGCGGGTAGTTTTCAGCATTTCGCGATATTTTTCGACTGATTCCGCAGCCACTTTGTGGTTTTCTTCGAAGTGCTGCGCGATATTTTCCATTTCATCAAGCTGGCTGCGCAATCTTTTAATCGTGGTGTTGTTTGATTTCTTCATTCTACTTTTCTCCGTTGGTTAATAATTGAAACGACAATACGGTTACGTCTTGAAGGTTCGATTTTTCTTGTATTAACTTCTCGATGCTACGCACGTCGAAGCTTTCTTTGTATTCTAATTCAATCACTGCATTAGAAAATTCTTTGAACCCGTGGGGTAGCAGCTTGTGCACGAATGCAACGAAGTAGCGTTTACTTTGTGGGATAGCATTACCGCCGCCGATACCTTCAATGAATGTGAATTTTTTATCACTCATCGAAACGTACCCCGCATCGCTAGTTCGTCGTGGATACTATCGCGCAGCTTCATTAGACTTTTATCGTCAAGCGCTTTTAACAAAGACTTTTCGTGCTTCTGCATGATTGCGTTTTGTATCTTGTTTACTTCGTCGAATATTGCTTTCGCTTCTATCGCTCCGAAATCCACGGTGACTGCTTTTACGAATTCGTTATTTTGATTTGGCATATTTTTGTTTCGCGGTGTAAGGGTGCATGCGTTTTTCTTGGATTGCGGAATGCTCGGTTTCAAATTCTTTGCGGTCAGTGGTGCAAGCGTGCGGGCTTGCCCATGTTACTTCTGACATAACCAAGATGCTACCCTTTTTAATTTCAACCGATTGATCAGCGTAGTGATTGCACGTTGGGCAAGTAAGCTCGATTAGATAGTGCGTCGCTTCTTTAGTTACGCGGATATGCTTTATTTTTCTGAATGGTTCCATTTTAATTCGTTGCCCTTTCGTGGATTTCTTTTAGTTTTGAAATTTGTTTTTCTGATAGCCAGCGTTTTGATTCGAATTGCCCGAGCATTGATTGCAAGAATGGTAAATTGTAGCTGATCTTTTTTTGGTTCTTTTCTTCGAAGCATTCTTCGAACATGAATTCGATTGCGTGAATCATGTCAACGCTCATTAACTTCTGGCCCATATAATCCCTTCAATTATTTTTTCGTATACTAGCGCAGTGACCCAAAGCGCGCAATAGAAAAAGAATAGTTCTTTGAAAATTTGCTTCATTGAAAGCAACGCTAGCGCAAGCGCTACGCTATTGCAAGGCTAAAATTTATATGGCATTAATGGACTAATGGAATATCGTTTACTACCACTATCTAAAGGCAAGGTCGCACTTGTTGACGCTCACCTATTTGACGAACTTAATAAATTCAAATGGTCAGCAACATGCAATCCCGACGGTAGACGGCCCGGCACTGAACCAAAATGGTACGCGGTTCGTCGCTGCAAAGCGACTGGCGGGCGGGTGTATTTGCACCGGGTAGTAGGTAAAACACCGCGGGGATTAATCGCAAATCATAAATGCGGTAACGGTCTTGATTGCCGAGAGAGTAACCTTGAAAATATAACACAAGGCGAAAACATTAGACACCGTGAAAAGACATGCGATTGCTATACCATCTTTGATTTCGACAATGAGATTAGTTTATAGCTCTTGATTTTTCGCGGCTTCGTGCAATGATTTACGCATGAATAATTTACTATTGGTAGCGTTGCTCATTTCATCCACTACATTCGGCAAAGCTTCGAAGCGTTACGAACCCGAACCGTCGCCTACCCCAATCGTCGCAGCGTCGCCCGTTGCTACTCCGTTGCCAGGCTGCCACGTGATCACGCTTAAATGCGATAGCACTTGCACAAGCGCCGAGCGTGCCGAGCTTCCAAAGATCGAAGCGGCGATGAATGAAACGCTTTGCAGCCCATGCTTCAAGCAATTTATTTTCGAACCTACTCGCCGTTTTGATTATGTTTACAATTGGTCACGCCAAAAGATTTACGACAAGCTCACCACGCCGACTACGCTTACGCTGAATTACTATTACACTAGCCCTAAAGTTTATGGCTACGAAAGCGCTAGCGACCTATCGACGATTCATTTCAACCGCAACGCCACGAAGTATTTGACCCTATGCCAAAAGGCTAGCTTAGGTGCGCATGAATTCAGTCATACGAAAGATTTCTACCATAAAGGAAATCGCCCCGGCCCTAACTTTTATAGCGGGCCATATCAAGTTAACCATGCATTCGAAGGCGGCGACGGTAACGTAGCTTGTTGCGTCGATGGAAAATAAAGAATTGCCGGGCGGCTTCGTCACGTCGCTGCAAGCCGAGCGCAATCATCTTACCCGCATCAAGCGTAGGATTGAATATCTACACGAAAAAATACGTTCGCTTAAAGCCATCGGCAAAGAAAATAAATTCGAAATTTCTGAAATGGAAGCGCTCACGTGGGCTTATAAAATCGCGGCCAGCGCTCACCGTACCAATGAACGCTTCTTCAAATACCTTGTGCGTAAATTTCCGCAGCATGCTGATGATTAGTGGTGCCGCGCCGGGAAATCGAATCCCTTCCGTAAGTCTGACCGAAGCTAGGCGCTTCGCGTACTCGATGCCAGAATAAGCCTAGTCATTCCAGCAAGTAGTGAACCATCTACCATGCGCGGCACTTCCTTTAAAGATGCTTGATTTATTAGCCCGCGTCTAGCATGTTTTAATTATGGGCAATGATTTGGAAAAACAACGTGACGAGCTACTTCAAAAGATGGAGCTTCGCCACTGTAAATGCGGGTGCGGTAGGTCATTCAAAACCCTACCGGCATCACGTCAGAAGTTTTTTTCTAATGATGAATGCCCGGTACTTAATAAGAAAAAATTAGCCCGTATACAATACGGCAAAGGGGCACGCTATGAATAGTTCACAAGTAAAACTTTTTGAAGACTTTAACGCTAACGCTGATTTCACATCGGACGCGTTCGACGTATCACGCGCAGAAGCGTCAGCATTTCAAGTCGGCAATATCGCTAGCGCTGACCTTGAAGGTAGCATGAAGCTTGAAGTAACTAACGACCCGGCGCTAGGGTGGAATGATCTACCACTATCAATACAAGCGTTTCAAAAAACGGCGGCTACTGCAAAATCTAATATCTGGGATTTGACCCAATACGGTTTTAAAAAGTTTCGTTTCGTGTGGACGTATACCGCTGGCACTGGCACACTCACCGGCGTAATCAATTCAAAGGGGTAATCAATGAAAAAATTAATTCTACTTGCAATGCTCATCGCGGCTTCGCTCAATGCGAAAGCTGATTATGTTAAGTATCCACAATCAGGCGGCGGTGGCGGCGGTTCATGGGGCTTGATCACTGGTAGCCTTCCCAATCAAACGGATTTGCAAACGGCATTGAATGCGAAGCTTCCATATTTTGACTATAAAATTTTGCACCCGGACGGTAACACCGGCGGGTATAACTATTCCGATCAGCAACCGCAATTAAAACCGCTGCAAAATTCGCCTGATGAATCATGGAATATGTGGCAAAGAATTGTCAACATTGACCCCGATTCTACAGGCTTTAACATTGGAACGAATGGAAATTTCGGTAACATTTTCAATATTGGTTTCAATCATCAGGGAACGTCAAGCATCGGGAATGCTTCATTGTTCAATACCTATTCAAGCTTTGGTAACGGCACCGACCCATTCAGCTTGAAGGGTTACCAAATGATGCTCGGATTTGGGAATATCAATAGCGGCGTGACTGTAACCGATTCAATTCAAGGGTACGGGTTTCAAATGAATATCGCTAGCGGTTCTACGCTAGGTGCTTCAAGTTATATCACGGGCTTTTATGATAACATGAATATCAATACGACGGCGCAAGGCTACCAGTCTTTCAATTCTAGCCCGTACATAAAAGACGTTGCTACCAATCATCAAGCGGTTTCGTACAACGCGAACCCGACAATTGATAAGCTCACCGGGAATGCTGGCTATACTGCTTTCGCAATGGCGGGCACGTTCGGCGCTACGTCGCTCGGTGCAAGTAGCGGCATCAACGGTATGAACTTAAATCCTACCATCACAAATTTCGGTGCCGGGAATTATTACAACGGTATCTATTCGTCAACGGCTGGCATCACTGGCGCGGGTACGAATAAATGGGCGGGCTACTTTGACGGTGACGTTAACATCAACGGAAGCCTTTCTTTCAGTGGCGCGCTTTCAATCGGTAAGCTTAGTGCTTACGCTAGTCAACCGGTCATTGACGGCGGCGGTAATCCATCCACGATTCACGGCTTGATTTCGGATATGACGATTGCTGCTAATGCGACCACTGCAAATGCCGACACGCTCGGCGTAAATACAGCGGCACTGATTCACGTCGGCGATAATTCAACGACGACAAGCGGGCCACTAAGCATCGGGCTTACGGGTCTAGCATTGCCCGCAGTGATTGAAACCGGCACCGGGTCTTCGATTGACTTTATCGGTGGCGCTGCATTCGCGCTTAACTTTTCCGGCACGTCCACTGGCGGCACTTTGAATCAAGGATACGGCGGTATGTTCGTTCCAATTCCTAACGGCATCACTACGGTAAACCGTTGGTACGGCGTTTGGTCACGCGCTCCATTCGGCAACGTGGCTACTGACAATTGGGGTATCTACGCAGAAGACACCGAAAAGAACTACATGGAAGGCGCACTAAAAATCGGCGGAACCGATACACCGACGGCGGGCATGAAGCTTGACGTTGATGGAAATACAAAGCTAGCGGGTACCGTGAAGGTCGGGGCTAATGGTAATGCGCTGACGAATATTTTTGCTGCTAGCGCAACGCTTGATTTTCCATCTACCGGGCCTAATGATTACAGCGATTTAACGATGACAGTAACCGGCGCAATTGACGGTGACGTGTGTAGCGTCGGCGTCAAAAATTCTGAAGTGTATACGCACACGTTATATTTTTGCTGGGTGTCTGCTAATGATACCGTGACGATCAGATTTTCAAACGAACATTCTGGCGCTCACGACCCGGCAAGTGCTATCTATAAAGTATCCGTAACGCAATTCTAAAGGGGAATATATGAGACTATTAATCATCGCACTATTACTTAGCACTTCAGCAAATGCAATGACACTAGCGCAAGCAAAGTCAACGATTGTCGAATTGAAATCAAAACAAAATAAAACCATTGAAGACGTGAAGCTTTTGAAAGAAGCTATTCAAATCGTGGCGGGAAGTTTCGCGCTTCCAGCTCAATGATTTTCTAGCACGTTGATTCGACCTTCGTGGTTATCTAGCTTAGTTGAATGAGTACCGACGCGTTCTATGAGCACGGCGGTATTTGTTTTTAGATCACTGATATTTTCGCTCATCGTGCGAAGCTGCGTTGATGCATAGACACCGACGCCAGTGATGATCAGCCATGCCATCTTGTCGAAGAATTGTTCGAACGTCATGCGCTTATTCATGTAATGAAATCCTTACCCGCAATGATTCGTCGTGCTTCGCCGCGTGGCAGCTTTTCAACTTGCGAAAGTAATCGGCTATGCAATTGTAGATTAGACCCGTCGCAATCGCCTTGAAAGTATTCGTCAAAGCGTTTACCGATAATCTTATTGCTCACTAGCCATGATAGCGCTAGCTCTATTTTATTCTTAGGAAAATGGCAATCAAGGTAATGCATCGCCGGGCCAAATATTTCGGTGCTAGCCGTGCCGCCCCAAATGGTTTGCATCAGTGATCGTATTCTTGCGGGTATTGGGTAAACGCTATTAGCGTATTCTTTTATATCGGGTCTCATCAAAATAACACTGCCGCAATTTAAAAGCATTGACAATTAAAATTTCGATGCGATACCGTGGCACTACATATATGCACACATCAGAAGACGCGCTCATAACCGCCATTCGTATCGCTTCCAATTCAATCGACGCCGTATTTGGCGAAGGGTATGCAATCCGAAATCCCTTGCTTGTTGCTCAAATCGTTGCCGTTCTTATCGGCGGTGCGCGATGCTAAATACAAAATGGGTAAACTTCTTCGTCACTGATCTACACGCACGCGGCATCACGGGCCACATTCCAGCCGAGCAATTACCGCAATATATTTCTAATCACGACGGGCGCGAAGCTTACCACTGCGCGTTCGAACTTAACCACGCTGAACTAAAATGCGAAGAAGACACCGGTCAAAAAGATGCAAAAGGAAAACCGATATATCGTTACCATTCACAGACACCTGAAACGATTAGTCGTTGGGCTTTGTCTTTTAACCGTTATGACGGAATAGTTCGCCCTGCTATGGGGTACGCTTACTTTGATTTCGATTCGAGCGACGGCGGCGCTAGCGCGTTCATTGATGCTATCGGCTTCATTCGATTACTCGGTACTTCCAACATTGCGAAATATTTCTATAGCGGTTCAAAAGGATTTCATATCGCAATACCGCTTGGCGCGTTCGGACTATCGCCTTCAAACAAATTACCTTCGCAGCTTAATTTTGTAGCGCATCACTTCAAAAAAGAATTCAAAACGCTTGACACTAGCGTATATAATGCACAAAGAAAATTCAGGGCGCTAGGTTCACGCCATCCTAAGACTGGTTTATTCAAGATTGAATTGACGCTTACGCAATTCACCACGCTATCACTAGATCAAATCAAAGAACTTGCAAAGACACGTGGGGCGCTCACCATGAACGAAGCGCCAGCATGCGAACCAATCGAAGCACTAAGCAGCGTCGCCGCTTTGTTCACCGTTGACGTCAACGATTCGATCAGCTTCAAAGAATTCAGCCGCTACAAGAAACCCGAAGGCACCCGCGCTTTTGATGAATGCGAATTCTTAAAGCACTGCAAAGAAAATCCCGGCAAGATTTCCGAACCCGAATGGTATGCAGCCGCTTCAATCGTTGGCCGCATGGAAGACGGACGCACGAAGTTTCAAGCCATGTCAAAGGGCCACCCGCATTACAGCGTCGCTGCTACGAATGATAAACTTGATCAAGCGCTAGGAAGTGCCGGGCCGCGTACCTGCAAAGGTATTCAAGCGCTATGGGGTAAGTGCTTCGAATGTAAGCATTTCGAAAAGATCAAATCGCCAATCGTCATTCTTGACAAAGAAGTGATCGGCACCGAATCGGCTGGCTTCCATTTTCATGAGCTTATCGAAACCGGTGCGAAGGCCGGTTCAATTAAGTACGTGCCCGACTACAATGGATTAGTGCGCGCCTTTCGTCGCGACTTCAAATATTTCATCGACGCTACCAGTGAAATGATTTACGCATGGAACGGCACGAACTACCGGGTAATCACGAAGCTTGAAGTTAAAGCATGGTGTGAAGAAGTCATGACGCCTGAACCTTCAATGAAGGTATCAAACGAATTCTATGACAAGATTTTGCGCAATCACGTGGTAAGCAGCGAAGACGCTGACCATCTATTCCATGAAACAATCAAAGAAAAGTTGAACCTTCGCAATGGCGTTTATCATATCGCTGACGGCGTACTTGCACCACACGACCCGGCAACGGGCTTTCGCTACACGCTTCCATACGACTACGACCCGCAAGCCAAATGCCCTACGTTTGACAAGTTTATGGACGACGTCACGTGCGGCAGGGCCGATCTAAAAAAGACCCTGATCGAATTCATGGCGTATACATTGCATAGTGGATACGAAGACCATTGCTTTTTATGGCTTGCCGGTGGCGGGCGTAATGGCAAATCGACATTCTTAGATTTACTTCGCGACCTTGTTGGAACGAAAGCAACCCAAGCCGTGATGCTTGCCAGCTTCGAAAAAGAATTTTCTTTGCAGACTATGGACGGCATGTTGCTGAACGTCAGCGAAGAATCAGATAGCATGCGACTTAGCCCTGCGGTGCTAGGCAATCTTAAAGCTCTATCAAGTGGAAGCTTGATTCAGGTTCAAAAGAAGCAAGGGCACCCGTATTCAATGAAGCCAACGGCAAAGCTGGCATTCGCTGCCAACAAGCCGCCTTCCCTATCGGGTACTGAAGACGCGCTTAAATCCCGCATGATCGTCGTACCTTTCGATTTAAACCTTGAAGACCACGGCGCTACAGAAACCACTAGCCGCATTGACTGGAAGCTTAAAGACAAGCTACGCGAAGAACTACCGGGTATTCTGAACGTGGTACTTTCAGCATTGCAAGACTTCCTAAAAAGATCGCCACGTAAGATTTATCGCTCCGCTACGTCGCACGACGCCATGAATGAAATTATGAAAGATAGCGATTCAATTGAGCGCTTCGTGCAAGAGGAATTACGTTTCGATGATAAGACCAAATCAATGACCGCTGAAGAATTGTTCACGGCATTCGATCAATGGATTGGCCCAAAAAATGACCCGCGTGAATGGCGTCCTGATCTTTCTTTTTTCGTCAAAGCATTGAAGGCGAAGCTACGCAGCAAATGCGAAATTACTACGCCGCGTAGTAAAAATAAACGCACCACATTATTCAGTGGTATTTCACTACAAAATCATATCGAATTCTAGCGGGTGACACCAAAAATTTACGTGTCACCTTTTTTGCATCTTTTGTCAAGTATATACCTGATCGGTGACACCAAGTATTCAATAAAAAACTACGTGTCACCTTTGGTGTCACCACTGCAAGTTATTGAAATGACAAAATAAGTGACACCGGTGACACCAGTGACACGTATTTTCTATATGATAATATAAATTTAATAATATGCTATAAATGGCGTTTACACGCCGCGCATGCAGGGAATACAAGAAATAGAAGCTAACTTAAAAGTACGTGTCACCTGTCACCTTTTTTATTTTTTGCGATTTTTATTTTTTAAATAAAGTTAGTGTGCTAGCATGCGCGTTATTATGGAAAAAATAAAACAGAATATTCGTGATCAAGTATTGCTATCAGCGGAACTAAAAGGCACACGTCAAAGTGTCACTTTTAATTTAGAAAAAGATAACGTGCAAGCCGTTCAAATGGCTATGCTCATTGAAGCATTGCGTAAAATTAATTCCACCCTAGAAATGATTGCTACCAGTATTGACCCAAGTAAATAAACCTTGCCAAAATATAACGCCGACGTAATCTTGATATGAATTCAAGTAGCGTGGGAGCGTTATAAAATGGAAGAAAAGAAACATGGCGGCAAGCGGCCCGGTGCCGGTAAAAAACTTGGAAGCACGAACGTAGTGACGACGCAGCTTCGCTTCGACCTATTGGCGACGATGCGGAAGCATGGCTTTGACCCGCTTGAAAAAGTTCTATACTGCTACGACGAAGCAAAGAAGCTTTACGAAAGATCACTAGAAACGAATAACCATTGGCTGATTAATTCCCGCCTAGCAATGATGCAAAATGCTGCGGGAAATTTGATGGAGTACGTTTACCCGAAAAGAAAATCCATTGAGCTAACCGGTGCCGGTGGCGAAGACCTTTTTAAATCGTTCGTCGACATGGTGAAAGAAGTTCACAACGAAGTTAAAAATTCGGACGCTATCGAAGTGCAATCGGAGCGCGTGGAATGAGTAAACCTTTTCTATGCCCTAATTGTAATTGTGTTACAATGTGCACCGATAACGAAAAAGGTTTTTGCTGTAATAACCGATGCAATACTATTACTGCGCAACGATTACAAAAAGCACTAGCAGACATTAAATATTTGAATGATCATATAAATAAAATGTCATGTTGCTGCGCTGGCTGTACGAAGCATAATCAAGATTTGGGCAAAGCGGGCGGGCCGCCGACTGGCATGGCTTTATGATCTTAACGCCTGAAGTAGCGCAAGCATTCCGCGACCGCCCCGAACTATGGTTCGAAAAGGTGCTAGGTATCAAGTCACTTGAAGACCATCATCGCCGCATGCTTCGTGCTATCGCAGCCAATGAGCGTACCGCTATTGCCGCTTGCCACGACGTCGGTAAGTCGTGGACGCTTGCCCGCGTAGTGCTTTGGTTCATTTCGAATTTCCCTAATTCAAAAGCGATTACGACCGCACCGACATATAACCAAGTCAAAAATATTCTATGGGCTGAAATCAGAACCGCGCATGGTAAGTCGAAATACCCGCTAGGCGGTACTATGAACCTTACCGAATGGAAGGTAGACGATAATCATTTTGCAATCGGGTTTACTTCACGCAATGAAGTTCAACCGGAAGGTGGGCAAGGTACGGCGTCTTCATTCCAAGGCTTCCACGCTGAAGGTGGCTTGCTTGTTGTATTCGACGAAGCAACGGGAATACCGCCCCAAGTATGGGTCATGGCTGAAGGGTTACTTACGCAAGCCCATGTCAAGTTCGTTGCTATCGCTAATCCGACTTCGCGCAATAGCGAATTCTTTAAGTGCTTTCGTTCGCGTGATTGGATGAAAGTATACCTTTCGTGTCTTGATTCACCGAACCTGAAGGCGAACGGCATAATGTCGATGGATGATTTAAAGCGCGAAGTCGACTACGTGCGAAGTCTTTCGGACGACGATGCCCGCGCTAGATTGCAAAGCTACAAAGCCCCGGTACCGTACTTGCTAGCGTTGTCATGGGTAGTGCGTTCGATTCTGAAATGGGGCTGGGAGCACCCTTTAACGCTATCAAAGATTTTGGGTTTATTCCCTGAAGAAACTGAAAACGCGGTTATCACATTAGGAAGCGTCGAAGAATCTTTCTTACGTTTAGCGCAGCCGCTACCCACTGATAGAAAAGTGCTAGGCGTCGACGTTGCCCGGTTCGGTACTGATTCAAGCGTACTCACCGGATTGCATGGAACTAAGCAGACGCTATTAAAAAAGTATTCGAAGCGTGACTTGGTTTACCTGACCGGTGAAATCGTGGCGCTTGCCCGCGACGAAAACTATGACGTAATCGTAGTCGATGAAACCGGGCTAGGCGCTGGCGTAGTGGATAACTTGCGCGAAGCCCAACGCGAAAACCGCATTGATAAGAAGTGCGAAATACGGGGCGTGCAATTTGGCGCGGGCGTTGAATGCTTAGGCACCGACGAATACCGTGCGGTGGATTGCCCGCACAAAGATTGCGCGAAAGCTCGGTACGTAAATCGTAAAGCTCAAATGTTCAACCGACTAGGTGAAGCGCTCAAAGCGTCTGACGGTCTTTGCTTGATGAATGAAGAATGTTACGCCGCGCAGCTTCCTACAATTTTGTATCGTTACGATTCGAAAGGTCGCATGTATATCGAATCAAAAGATGAATATAAAAAGCGTACCGGCATGGCTTCACCCGACGAAGCCGATTCTTTAGCGTTGGCAAATGATGGCCGCTATGATGAAATCAAAGTAGGTACCTTTTCAACCGAATATTTTAAATCAAACGCGACGCCAATGGCGGGCACTTTAGGGGATAGAAACCAATGGTAGAAAATAAAGGCTTTCATAGAATTCGTGGGAGTGAATCAGCGACGAACGAAAACCCTGACAGTAACGTCTTCAAAGCTGGCGCGAAAGGCAACAAGCAAGAATACGGGTTCAGTGGTACTGAAATTTTCGGTGGTATCTTTTCGGAAGAATATCTACAAAAGCTGCAAGGTATTCCGGGCGCGAAAGAATTCGATAAAATGCGCAGAAGCGAAGCACAAGTAGCAATGCTCATGAGCGCTATTAAGAACCCGATCAAGTCAGCGAATTGGGATATTGTAAGCGCCGACAATAACGATCCTAAGCAAAACGAAATCGCTGAATTCGTGAAGGCGGTTTTATTTGAGCAATTGGATTTCGATACCTTCAAGCATGAAGCGCTCACGTTGATTGAATTCGGCTTCGTTGTTTTTGAAGTCGTTCACAATGTAATTTTAAATCATCCACGTTTCGGCACGCGTACAGGATTGGCTGGCTTGAAATTCCGTTCACAAAAAACTATTTCGAATTGGAACTTAGACAAAAAGACCGGTGCGCTATTGAACGTAGAGCAACAAATTTTATCCGAAGTCGGTAAGGATTGCAAAATACCGGGTGAGTTTTTATTGGTCATGTCGCAACAAAAAGAAGGTGACAATTACGAAGGTATTTCTTCGCTGCGTCCGATCTATGGCGCGTGGATTAGAAAAAATTTATACTTGAAACTTATCGCAATCGGTTTGGAAAAGTACGCTATCGGAACGCCGGTCGGTACTACGCCGAAGACAGTAGGATTTGCTACGCCTGAATTTGAGCAATTCAAAGAGATGCTAAGAAGCTACACTTCGAATGAGCATGCTTTTATGATCTTACCTGAAGGCTACCAAATCAAACTTGAATTCGGCAGCTTCGACGCTGAAAAAGTAAAGTCAATCATCTTAATGGAAAATAGCGAAATGGTAAATGCATTCGTCGCGAACTTCCTAGCACTTGGAATGAATGGCAGCGGCGGCGCTTTCGCGCTAGGCACTGACCTTTCAGATTTCTTTCTATCCGGGATTAAGCAATACGCCGATCTTATTTGCGGCCCTGCCAATAGAAAGCTTATCCCTGACCTTGTGAAGCTTAACTATGGTGAGCAAGCGAAATACCCTACGATGAAAGTAACCGGTATCAACGATAAAGCCGGTAAGGAATTCGCCGATATTGTAACATTGCTGATCGAAAAGAATGCAATGAAAGCAGACGACCCGCTTGAAGAATTCTTGCGCAAGCAATATAACTTACCGAAAGCAGACCCGACGACCGCACGCGCTGGCGTGAATGTTGGCGTGACCGCTGCGGTTAATCCTAACCTTCCAGCTACGGAAGCCGGAAGCCCAACGGATGCGAACAAAGTCGACGTGCAAAAACTGTCATTGAATGGTGCGCAAGTAAGTTCGCTTTTATCAATCGTGCAAAGCGTAGCCGCTGGCTTGATGCCGCGTGATAGCGCAATAGCTATGATCGAAGCCGCATTCAATATGACTACAGAGCAAGCAAATGAAATACTAGGAAGCGTAGGTAATGGATTTAAAGCAGACCCGCAAGCGGTAGCCAATCTACCGGCACCAAAGCTTTCAGAAGCGATGACCCTTGACGAAGCTTACGTAAAAGCTTTCGATAAAAAAAAAAGTCTGATTAAAAACGTGATGGCTTCAAACTTGAAGTCGATCTACGAAGACTTAACAAGTCAGTTAAAAGATAAATGGGCGAAGGCTTCACCCGACGCACGAATTACAATACCGCTAGAAGTGAAGGCCGATGCTTCGAAGTATCAAGCGGCTTTACAGCGTGCGCTTGCAGAAATTGCGGCGACGTCGTATGCAGACGCGAAGACGATGACCGGCCAGATTAAATTATCAGAACGCTTGCAGCTTGCAGCGGCGGGCGGGTTCTTTGGTCAGTTACCTGAAGCGGTTAAAAACTTAGTCATTCAGCAAGCCGGGCTTATCTCAAAAACGCAAGCCGACAATATTGAAAAAGCGGTGACGTTCCAATTTGGTAGTAGCTTGAATGCGACCGATTCACTTGATCAAATCTTATCTGACATAGACGAAAAGATTGCGCCAGTGCTAGACGGTTCCACGGCTTCCGGTATTTCAATCGACGCAGCGGCAAGCAACGCTATTGCGACCGTTCATAATCAAGCGCAAATGGATTGGTTTTTCGAACCTGAAGTAATGGACGAAATCGAATCGTTTACTTTCGTCAATGAAGACCCGGTGAGTGAAATATGCCAAGCGCTTGCGGGCACGACGTTTGCAGCCAATGACCCGGCGGTTGACACCTATGGCCCGCCGCTTCACCACAATTGTAAATCGCGCCTAGTGCCTAATATGCGGGGCGATAAAAGTAATCCACAAATTGACGGGGTGCAAGCTATCAAAGATTTGACCGATTCAGAGAAGAAAGCAATCACGCTTCACGAATGCACTGAATGCGATTACAAATTATTTTCAATTTAATATTGACCCGCTACTGAAAGAAAGACAGGTTAGATATATGCGTATCTACGGAATTTACGATTTAAACGAAATCAAGCTTGACGAAAAAGGAACCGTGCCTAATCGCGTGCAAGTTTTGCGCGTTGGTAATTTCAAGCACCCGACCTATGGGAAGTTCGCAATCACGCCGGTAATTCTGGCGGAAATGAAAAAGAATTTTGACGATAAAGTACGCGGCATCGACACTGCTTTTGATTACTTCCACAATAGCGACAAAGAAGCTAGCGCGTGGGTAGACAGCTTAGAACTTACCGAAGACGGTAACGAATTATGGGCGACGGTTACGTGGACGCCGACGGCGCAGAAAAAACTAGCCGAGCGTGAGCTCCGTTACTTTTCGCCTGACTTTGCTTTTCAGTGGTCTGACCCTGAAAGCGGAAAGAAATTTTCGAATGTACTATTTGGCGGCGGTCTAACAAATCGCCCGTTCGTCAAAGAAATGCAAGCTATCGTAGCGGCTGAAACCGACCCGGTAAGTGAAAAGATCGCGAAGCTTATTAAAGAGGGGTACCCTCAAGATCAAGCGGTTGCGATTGCGAAACAAATGGAGCAAGAAAACAAACTTGCAGAAACGAAAGGGAAAAACAAAATGACACCTGAAGAAATGAAAGCTCAATGTGATGCACTTCAAAAACAAATCGACGAATTGAAAGCCCAGCTTGAAACGGCCAACACTGATAAAGAAGCGATGCTTGCAGAAAAAAACAAGCTTGCTGAAAAGATCAAGTGCGCTGAAGCTGAAGCACAATTCAATATTCTTTTGTCTGAAGGCAAAGCATGCGCGGCACAAAAAGAAGCGTTCGTAAAAGGCGACATGAATGAATTCATTAAGCTTGCACAACCGCTTAACATGGCAGCGCAAGGCACTGGTGCTTCGAAAGAAGAAACAGTAACCGACGCAAATCGTGAAGACAAAATCCTTACACTTGCAGAAGAAAAGCGTAAAGCAAATTCTTCTTTGAGCGTTCGTGATTCAATCGCGCTTGCAGCAAAAGAAATCAAGTAATTTAAAATCGAAAGGGGAAAATAAAAATGGGAAGTTTTACACAACCAAGAATCAAATCATTTAACCAAGGCACAAGCTGCGTTGGTAACCAATTCAAGTTCGTGAAATTTGGCGCAAGCGACGAAGTCGTGGTGCCATGTTCTGCGGCTGATGAAAAAACTATCGGTGTGCAAATGAACGCACCGGGTGGAATCGATGAGCAAATCGAAGTAGCATTGCCGGGTGGCGGCGCTAAGTTGATCGCTTCTGCGGGTATCACCCGTGGCGCTTATCTTGCTGCAACGGCTGCGGGTCTTGCGAAGACTTCTGCACCGGGTGCGGGCCTTCACTCCCACGTGGGAGCGATTGCACACGAAAGCGGCGTTCTAAACGACGTAATTGAAGTCGACGTAGTAGCGTTCGACCTAATCGGCTAATAAAATTTAATCACGAAAGGATAAAATAAAATGAGCGTTTTAAGAGCATTAGTAGATAAGTTATTGACGAACGTGTCACAAGCTTACGTACCTGAAGGGTTCGTGAGTGAAATGATTCTTCCTCAATTGAAAGTAGTTCAATCAAGCGGAAAAATCGGTAAGTATGGAAATCAACACTTGCGTATCGTTTCTACTCTCATGGGTGGAAAAGGTAAAGCCAAGCGCGTAGAAATCCGTCAATATTCATCCGATGCATACTTCATCGAGCCGCACGGCCTTGAAGACGTAATCGCAGTGGAAGAATACGACAACGTGGAAGCGCCTTTCGATATTGAAAGCGACGTGACCATGCAGCTTACTACCCTTCTTTGGATGGGTAAGGAAAAAGCGCTTGCCGATACACTCACCGATTCAGGTATCATGACCCAGAATACTACCCTAGCGGGTGTTACTCAATGGTCAGACTACGTGAACAGTGACCCTATCAGCGATATTCGTACCGCTAAAAAGACCATTCGCGACAATTCAGGCGCTAAGGCTGACATGATGTTGATGGACGAAAACGTAGCCGATGTGCTTCGCTATCATCCAAAAATTTTGCGTAACCTTGGGTTCGCTGATAATCGTGCCGGTCAATTGACTGATCAAGATTTGGCGAAAGCGTTCAACGTAAAACGATTCATCGTTGCTGACGTTGTTTACAATTCCGCTAAGGAAGGTCAAGCTGATTCACTCACTCCATTGTGGGGTAAGAATGTGATCATTGCGGCATGCCCTGAAAAACCAAACAAACTTCAGAAGTCACTCGGCTACTATGTAGTGAAGACTTCCGAAGGGCCGCGTAAGGTTTACAAGCAGCCAGTGACTAACCCACCTGATGCAAAATCAATCATCGTGAAAGATTCTTACGATATGGTTTTGACTGACGTTAAGTGCGGGTACTTGATCAAGGCTGCGATTGCCTAATTAAATTCGAACGTAGCCGGGTGGGGATATTCCTTGCCCGGCTATTTTCAAAACTAACAACTAAACAAAAAGGAAAATGATTTATGAGTGAAGTTAAGACAGAATCAAAAGCAAAGAAATATTTTTTCAATAAGAACGTGACCGCAGCAATTGCGACAAAAGAGCACGGCCTTATAAAAACAAGTTATAAAAAAGGCGATGAATGCCCGAAAGAATTAGAAAAAGAAATGATTGAAGCAAAGCATCTTTCTACTGAAAAGCTTGAAGCGCCAATCGACGGCGCGATTATTGACCAATCAAAAAAATCGAAATTGCCTGATATGGCAGCTAGGGGCTAAGAATGTACTGCAACGAAGCCGACGTCAAAGCCGAATTCAAAAGCTTAGTTATTGATGCCAATACAGCGGTATCAACTACCGACGTGGCTTCGTTCATTATTCAAACAAACGCGCTGATTGATTCTTACGTATCAAAGCGCTACGTTCTGCCGATCACTGGCGACGGCCTTGAAGTTTTAAAACTTATCGCCATCAGCATGATAGCTGAACGCATTCGCGGCATCATGGAAGTAAAGCAGCCATCGAGCAAAGACGCCGTGCAATCGGTGCGTAGAATGTACGATGCAAAAACCATAATGCAAATGCTCAAAGATATTGTTAGCGGTGACCTGACATTGATCGGGGCCACGCCATTAGAAAGCGGCGGCGGGCTGTATTCTGAAAATGCAGCTACCGGCGTAAAACCTTTTTTTAGAAAAGATCGGACGCAGTGGTAAATGGCCGAACCGTTTACTTCGTATTCATTACAAAATGACGCGCAATTCAAAGCCGGATTGCAACGGGCAATAGATACCGTTAAGGATTTGCGGGTACCATTCGGCTTAATCCTTCGCGATTTCTACAAATCAGAAGCGGCAATTTTCAAACTTAAAGGGCCGGGAAAATACCCGGTCTTTCAAAACAAATCAGGCGGCAAGGTAATCGACGGGAAGACACCCTACCAACGTGCAAAGATTAAGGCGGTAGGATTTGATTACCCGTTGCTTGTGCGTTCTGGCGCGCTTGCAGCTTCACTATTGGGGCCAGCGAATAAGGGTTCTATATCAAGCATCGGCCCGCTATCGTTGATATTCGGTACTTCAATCAATTACGCAATCTACCATCAAAGCGACAAGGCGCGATTCAAAATCCCGCTGCGTAAAATGCTATTCATCGGGCCAGAATCGACGTTCGCCAATGACGAACAAAAAGGCCGCTTGACTAGATGGCTGAACATACTCAATGATTATGTCTTGAAGAAACTTAAAACGGAGTACCCAACGTCATGAGCAAATACGACCCGGAAGACTTACTCGATGATCTAGCAGCATGGTGCAAAGCAAAGCTTCCGCAGCGGCTACTAGATATTGAAGCCGAAAAGATTGCGAAGAATAAGGGCGTAACCGGTGGATTGGTAGCGGTACCCGATGCCGCGTATTACCTTCAGGCGTGGGATAATAATATTTTGCAGCATACGGCGGCGATATTTTACGGCGTCGAAGACGTGACGGCGCAAGACATTGGGGCCGGTCAAACGGCCATTGGGTTAAAAATATTTTTTGAAATTGTTCTGACTGACATGAATCAGTACGGCGACGTGCATAAAAGAATAGCCCGCTATAGTCGCGCACTGCGTGAAATATTCGAAGAATACGTGAAAGAAAATTCTTACATATCACGCACAAAAATAGAGCAAGTAAGACCAATATCATTTAAGTTAGAATTAGACACAAGTGAAGAAACAAACGTAGGCGGCGTTTCTATAAGCACGTCAATCATTTAGAAAAGGGGAACTAATAAAATGGGATTATCACAAGATAGAATTATTTACGGAATTCATTCGTTTTCACCACGCAATCGTACTTCAAAACTTCCATACGGAATTTTGAAAGTAATTGGGTCATGCAATCTAGCTTTGACTTCTGACCTTGAGCAGCTTTACGCAGGGTCAAATAAATTTGCATGGGCCGCAGAATCGAAGACAACAAAAACCGACTTGAGCGCGAAAGTAAAAGCGTATCCGGGTTTCTTGTTTTCTTTGTTCTTAGGTGCGACCGTTACCGAAACCGGTGCCGATACTGCGGGTTCAATCACTGCCGCAGCGAATGCGCTAGGTACTTCGATCATTGCGGCTGCGGGTCTTGCAAGCATCACTATCAAAGCAGCGATGAAAGCAAATTTAAAATTTGGTAAGTACGTAATCAAAGCGCTTACCGCTAACACGCTCGGCGTATATCTCATGTCAGATATTGACATTGCACGCGGCACCGACGTTGCTTACACCGACGATACTTTGCAGCTTGCGCTAGGAACTATCACTATCGCAACGGGTGCGGGCACTGACGTTGATGATATTGGTTTGACATTTACTGGCGGCGGTTCTGCCACTGCGTTCGTTGTAGGTGACACCGCTTATTTCGAAATCAAGCCACCTTCCAGCAAGTCTACTGAAATCATCGTGGGTAAATCAACCGATTCTATCCCGGATTTTGAAGCGATCATGTACGCGCAAAAACGCGCTACCGGCGAAATGTTCGAAATCGAAGCACACAATTGCGTAGGTTCTGGCCTTCCAATCGGCTTCGAAGAAAATGCATTTTCACAAGCTGATTTGAAAATGACTTGTCTTTACGATAGCGCATTAAATCGTGTATTCACGATTCGTCACATTCAACCGTAGTTTTGTTGCCAGCCATTGACTACACTCAAAGAAACCCACTAGGAATTTTTCTTAGTGGGTTTTTATTTTGTTTTCTTCCGTTCGTAATTCAATGCAGCTTCACGTAGGTATTCGCTCATGTTACCTTTGCAGAATACAAAAGCCTTTTTGAAAATTGTTTCAAGTTCGCCAGCGTCAACGCGTGCCATTAACCTAGTCTTTTTTATTTTGCTGATTGGTTTTTTAGATTTCATATTTACTCAATGTCGATATTAAAATGAATTGAATTGCCGGGCGTTGCCGTCTTCGTTTCAACGGTTACACCGTCGCGAAGTGCTTCGACTGAAAGCGTGCCGCCTGAATGGTTCGCGAATTCGGCTACGGTATTTTCACCGGTAACAACGTGATCAATTCCGCCCGCATCAGCGATGACGTTTGAAGGCACTAGCGTTTCGACTTGCTCCGGGCTTCCAAGGTTTACATATAAAGCGGCAGCGTATTCAACACCTAGCCCGGTCACGTGGTACGTGTAATTTGTTGGCACAAGTGCATTTCCTTTCGATGGCGTTACCGCCGCTGTGATTGCGTCGGGAGTAGAACTACCACACGCCGTTAATAATATTGTAGCTAAAAATAAAATGTTACGCATAAAATTATCCTCTTTTC